CCCCGACTTTATAGATGTAACCATTGTCTTGGAGGTCTTTAAAAGAATGAATTACTCTGTATTGCCACATTATGCGCCCTCGGTTTCAGCCGTGATAGTACCGACAATAACGCCCGCGGGTCTTTCGGCGAACATATTTACGCCTGCAACAAGCACGGTTTCCTCCTGCATTCTCTGATAGTTTGCATCCTCATGGATACCGATAAAGCCCGTTTCGGGGTCAGTAGTAAAGTTGAATACTTCGCCAAGACCGTTAGCTTCGTTTACATTTACATAATTTACAACGATGTTTTCAGCCGCCGTTGCGTAGAAAGTACCCTTTGTAATTTGCGGTGTAAGAATTACATTACCGAGACCGAGGAAGTTTTCAAGATAAGTGAAACCAAACGCTGTCTGAGTGCTAATCTGTCCTTTTGCAAGATAATCTGCAACATCAAGCGGATTAAGCATATAAACTGCGTTAATGTCCTCATCCTCAAACTTAACTTGAAGCTGACCCCACGCATTAGCAAGAGCCGCTTGAAGTCCTGCGCCGCTTGCTGTCCCTGTACCTGTTGCAAGGTTGCCAATAAATGCCGTTCTGATTGACTTCTGAACATCAAGAATAGCCTTTGCATCGGTATCATTTACTGCTTGGTCGTAACCGCCCTTAAGAATTGCCTCTGCGGTAGTTGCCTTTCTCCACTTGTTCAGTTCAACCTCACCGATAGGCGTCCACACGGTCTCATACTGAGAAAGCGGAATGATGTCGCCCTCATCAACCTTACCATTTGCAAGTGTACCTGTTACAGTGAGTACCTTTAATACCGTACCTGCTGTTACAGGGATTTTTCTTGTAATGTTGAGCATTTCAAGAAAAGATTTAAGGTTTTCGCCAAATCTCTGTGCATAGTCGAGTTCTCTGACTTTGGTAATTTCTTCGGTGGTAATTACATTTGTTTCTGCTGCCATAATTGCTCCTTTACTTTAGTCCGAACAATCCTTTGTTTTCAAGCATTGCTTTCTGCCTTGCCTGTGGGTCTTTGATTGCTCTAATTTGTTCTTTTGTCATTGTGTTACCGCCATTATTATCTGGCGGTGTTTCTGTGTTAGCACCTTGCGTAGAAGTCTGAACGATAAAATCTGCCCACTCGGTTTTGATACCGTCCTTTAATTTGTCGCTGTCCTTGATTTTGCCATTTTCGTCAAGTTCAACTTCATCAAGGTTAGTGACTTTGAGAACGCTATCAATTCGCTTTTCGCTGATACCTACCTCTTTAAGTAAAGCCTTATATGCGCCTGTTTTAGCCGCTTTTGTTTCTTTGGCGGTAATTTCCTTTTTGTAGTCGTTAAACTCCTCTTTCAAGGCGTTATACTTGACTTCAAAGGGGTTTTTGCCGTCATCGTCTTTGTGTGCTTCCTTTAAGTCGTTGAGTTCCTTTTCAACGGTCGGTAGTTTTTCAGCTTTTTCCTTGTAGGTATCTCTCTGTTCTTTGAGAGCGTTTACCGTTTCGCTATGAGCTGTGATGATTTCGTCAATTTTTTCATCATCAATGCCCAATGCTGTTAAAAACTTTCTTGTAAGTGCCATATATTTACTCCTTTGCTTCGGGCGCATTGCTTTGCGCTTCGTAATTTACAAAAAAAAGAAAGGTCAACCGTATTGCTACGATTAACCCCTCTCGGTTCTTCTCCCTTAACGCTTAAAGGGAGGAAATAGAAATATGTTACATATTTCTATCTAGCCTATAATTGTCTCTCTTTTAACCTTAAACACCTTACAGCCGTCTTTTGTCGGTATTATTTCAACCCTGTTGCCTTTATTCAAAATGCGCTCAATCGCCTGTAATTGCTTTTCGGTTAATTCTATTTTACTACTCTTTGTATTATTTGTCAAGATTATTTTCCCAACTCCTGTTCAATGATGTTTTTGATTGTTTTTTGATTGTTATTTATTGCATTTTGAAGCATATGCTTTCCTGCATAGAAATTTCCGCTTGTTCCGTATCTGTGCCCATATTCAATATACGGCGCATATTCAACATTGCTTCCGATATAAACGGCTTTTTCACTTGCTCTGACATCATTTGTGAATGAATTACGCAGGTTTCCTGTATCAACAGGCGTTTCTGCCTTTGTATCACGCTCGACAATCATTCCGATTTTTGTCAGCGCAACTTTAACCGCCTTTTCTTCTGCCGATAATATTTCTTTTGCATTGCTTTTAAATTCAACGTCGCTCACGATATCACCCCACTTGTTTGTCGAGCCACCCCATCAACTCTTTGTAAATCTCCTTGAGTGCTTTCTTTTCGGCTCTCAGTATTTCGTTGACGTGATTTTCCGTCATTATGAACTTAGCCATAGTCTCTTGCCTCCTCCGCTTTAAGCAAGTCCAATTTTTCCTGTAGCGTCTTCCTTACATCTTCAGGGCATCCGCTTGCAATTTTCCAATTAAACTTTTCTTCAACAAGGTACTCTTTCTCTTCGTCTGTAAAAAATATCGTCATTTTATCACTCCGTATTTAATCAGGATTTTTTCCATACCTTTAGCGAACTCTGTTTTTTCTCCTCCAACATATGCCGCAAACGCTTCTGCAAATAATTCTTCCTCGTTGGTAGTTGCATACTCGCTCATCCCGCTTTTCCCGTACAAAGACCTTACATCTCTTAAATACTCCTTGTAATCGTCATTGTACTCTGTAAACATCGAGCGGATTGAGTGGTCTACATTGTGACCATACTCGTGGTCTATCACTCTGTTGACAGCCCCACTACCTCTTACTGCTTCTCCTGATAATTGACTCTCTATATCAGACTTAGCAAAAGCGATAGCGTCATCCGCTTCATATCCAAAAGTAAATCCATTAGATGCTTCTGCGGAAAATCGAGCAGTTTTATCATAAGAAAATTCATACTTATATCCGTAAGTCTTTCTATAATCTATCGCTTGCGGAAACTTACTATAAAGATACTCTGTGCGTTCCTGATATTTCGCAAGTAGTCTTTTGTCCACTCCCGATATATCTCCGACCACGTCAATTTCGGCTTTCACAGCCCAATCTCTAAATTCTTTCTCAGTAACTTCCTTTCCGAGAGATTTCTCTGCTTTTTTCGTTACGTTTCGTTCGTAGCTTTCCTTTTCTTTTTGTAGGTTTCTTTTGCCTTGTCGTATTCGTCAAGGTTTTTAAAATCTGCTCTTTTCGGTCGTACAGGAGGCTCTAATCGGTTGAGTTCTTCCCATTCATACGGTGTATGATTGCTATACCAAGTTTCGTAATCGCTTTCAAGGTGGTCAATATTCCTTGCTGACAATTCTGTCATATCTCGCTCATAGCCTTTGATTTGTGATACCATAGTGCAACGGCAGTTGTAAACTTCTTCCGCTTCACCACTTGAATCGCCAGGACACATTAAACCGTTAGAAAATTCTTCATCAATATCAACACATTCACCGTCAATATGGGCGTGACTATCTCTTGTTCTGCTGTCAAGAGTTGCAAGCCAACATTTTTGCATTTCTATGCCAAGTTCCGCCGCTTTTCTATATTCGTCAAGCCTTGCTTCATTCTGCGCATATGTTGTCAGCGTTCTTGCTCTGCGGATTGCTCCGTTCAGATTTGTTTCACCGACCGCTCTCGGCAAACTCTTTGCAAGTTTAGGTATGCTTTTCCCTTGTAAAATGCTTTGAAGCATTGCGCTGTCAATTTGCTTTTTGTTCCATCGCAAGTCTTTCGGAACTGCAATCTTTGTTTTTAGCGGTAAATCTTTATTTCCTTTTGCTAAATTCTCAACGGTTTTTCTGTTGTAAAGCGAATAACTCAAATCTGCGCCTGTTGTTTTTTCGATTTCAAAAGCGGCATAATTGTGATTTAAAGCATACACATCATAATTGTTATTTGTAATCATTTGCGCCGCTATCTTGTTTGTGTTTACATAATCCTCGGCAAGTGTATTCCGTAAATCGTTCCACCTACCTGAAATATAGATTTGATTTGTGCGCCATTCTAAATACTCTTTTTGTGTCCATTCTCCGCTTTCAACAAGTGCTTTTCTTTCAACATCCTTACGCTCAAAATCTGCAAGATGTTTTTTCATCTTCTTTTCGACTTCTTGACTTGCTTTGAGATATTCCCTATTTAGCCTTTTTTCAAGGCTTTCAAGATACATATCGCTTTCATATTGAGCGTAATCGAAATACTTTTTTGACATTATTCTTCAACTTCTTTGCTTTTAAATCTTGAATAATTGTCTGCCTCAATCTGATTGATTAATTCTTCTGCCCTGTCACCGTCACCGAGAAGCGTTAATACCTTTTCAGTAACATAATCTTCGGGAAGAACAGCAGAAGCCTGTAAAATAGTTTGTACGCTTTCATTAACATTGACAATCATTGACCTTGTAAATGTCGGCTCGTCCTCAATCCCTGCAAGTTCAAGTATGCCTTGAATGAAATCAAGTACACAATATTCGTAACTATCTACTTTTGAATTTAACGGCTCATAAGCCGCTCTAATCTGCGTTGCAGTTGTTGCTCCGTTTGCGATGTTTTCTGTATCAAGTGCCATTGCATCCTTATACAAATCTTTTTCAAGCCTTTGTAACAACGCTTCCCTGCTTTGATACGGAACATCTAATGTGTGACTTTCTGCCTTTACTTCATCGTCAAAAGTCGCGGCGTGTACAGTCTTAATTCTCTCAACAAACTGTGCGAGGTCAACATCATCCATACCGCCTGCGTTTGTTAAAGTCCAATAGATAAGGCTTGCTTCATCTACATTATTTGCGAATCCGCTTTTGATTAAGTCGTAACAGTCAATCTGTTCTCTTAAACCGACTAATTCGCTTTGATGTTCCTTGTTACCCCAAAACGGCACGATAGGAAATGTCGGGTAATTCTCGCCGTCATAAATTTCTACGCCGTCAGCTTCGGAGCTTCTTATCTTCAACTTATACGGTCTTTTGTTCTTAACCGCACAGCCTTTTTCAATAAGTCGCCACTCGTTGCCAAGCCTTAATTTTTCGTCGCTGTACCACATATAATCTGTATATCCGTCTAATTCGTACAGCGTTGCCCTTAAAGGCTTGCTATCGTCTATCTGCCAAAAGCGTACGCCCGACTTCATAGAACCGTTTTCTTCGTCATATAACGGCGCATATTCCAATACGGAGAATATCTCAATGTGGTCTAAATTCCAAAAGCCGAAAGATACGCCACCCCAAGAGGCTTTTTCACCGCCGTCCTGTACTTGATTGTCAAACGGGTATTTCTTGTTTCCGAGCTTTTCTTCCGTGTCCTCATTCTGCCAAGTTACACCGTTACCGAATAAGAATTGATTTTTCTGCGTAATAAAACGGTGAAAAAATCGGCTTGCCATTTTGAAGTTAGCACTCCAATTATCAGGAATTGCTTTACCCGATACCGTGTACAATATCTTTTGAAATCTGTTTATTGTAACATTACGGTGTCTGTTGTACTGGTCTGCATCCTTTGCCGTCTGGTATAACTCTGTGCTTTTATGCTCCGTAATTACGCTATGCACAAACTCCATTCGTGTTTTTTCGTTCTCGCCTATTGCCTGTAAATCCTGCCAAGTTTTCATTTGCTGTCCCCTTTGCAATAATATTTTACCATCTGTATTATAGCACATATGTTTTTATTTTGCAATCACATAAATATTGATTGTTTTTCGCTTTCAGGTTCTCTCTTTGGCATTGACCGAATTAAACTTGCAAGGCTATCAGGGCAATCGTCGTGTTCTGCGTTCTCGTTGTAGTCGCATATTTGGTCAATGTATTCTTGGTCTGTTCCCTTTACGAATACAACATTGCTCCAAACGAATTTTAAATGCGTTGTTATTTTAATATGCTTGTTTTCGCTTTCGTTATAGGTAACTACCCTTACGCCTTTATTTCTAAACTCCTTTGCTACATATCCCTTATCGGCGTTCTTCTCATTGTACATCTTACCGCACAGGAAATGATTGTGCCACTTTACGATTTCGTCCATAACATCGTCTATGTGCTTGCGCCAACACTTACCGAACACATAATACTTTCCGTCGTGATAAGCGCAGATTGTAAACGCTGTGTAATCTTCTCCATAAAAAGCAGCGTCAGTGTGACTTGTTCCGTTCTTAACTAATTCGTCACTTGCGTTTGTTTCGGGGTCCGTAAAAATAATATCATCGTCGGCTACTATCTTTAACTCATAGTTGCAAGCGAAAAGCGAAGCCGTCATTTGCTGTTTTAACTTCTCTATTTGCTCGTCACTAATCAACCCTGTGTCTTTGTATGTATAAGTCCGGATGTTCTCCATAAGGTTGAACACATCGTCTTTGTGCCATTTTGTACCGAGGGATACAATCCTGCCGCCTCTGTTACGGATGTTCTGCAACTCCATAAACTGCGTTTTTGTCTTATCTCTTTCCGCTTTACTCACTCTATCTGAGATGTTGCATATATCATCCGTGATAACTAAATCGGCGTGTTTGCCCGTAATTGATGTCTTTATACCTAACCCGAGCAACTGCTCCGCACCGCTTGAACTTTGATACAAATTTGTTGTAATAGTGTTTGCGTTCTGCTTTACAATATAAACAGGCTCACCATATATAATGTTGCTGATGTTTTGAATTGCCTTTGATTGTAACGCCTTGCTAACCATATTCAGCATTTCGCTAACATCTGTATCGGTCTTACGGAAGAACAAAATATTGATTGTCGGCTTTATAACCATTAATAAAGCAATACACACAGAAAGACAGCTACTCTTGTAACTGCCCCTGTGTGCCAATAATGTATAATCACCTTTGCCGAAGATAACCGACTGCATCCACTCATTATGCGGCTTTTCCTTTACATCTTCAAAACCTACTGCGTTTGCTATCTTATACGGCTTTTCTTTAATTTGTTGTAGTATCTTCCGTTCCGTCTGTGTCATCGAATAACTCTTGTAATTCTTTTAAACTCTGTTCACGGTCTATTTTACCGACTTCTACCTTTTCAACGGGTTTCTGTCCTGATGTATCACGCACAACCTCAAACGCCCTTGTATCGCCTTTTAACGCCTTTTCAAACTGCTTTAACGCTATTGCTTCCGCACCGCTTATTTCGTTTCCGTCTTTGTCTTTTGTAACAGTTTTTTCAAGCAATATTTCAAGGGCTTTTCGGAGGTCACGCTTTTGTCGTCTTGCTTCTCCGCTTGCAATACCGCCTTTCTTCTGTTCCTCAAGTGTTAATTTATATTCAGACGGTCTTAAATTTTGCTCGTTTGCCATTTAATCACCTTAATTGTTATAGTTTAATTATCCTTTATAAATAAAACTCGCTGTTTTGCAATTTGAACGCATTGATTTTCTTTTATAATCTATTGCGCTCTTTTTTGATGAACATTTATTTGCGCTATATCGTATCATTACCCATTTATCAGATTTTTTTAATGCGTGTATCATATTTTTAGCACTTGTAACAATAGAAAACTCATAATTTAATTTATGATACTGTTTCGCTATTTCGTTTAAAAATTTAGTTCCAAGTCCAATTCCTTGATAATCGGGCAAAATGACAATTCTGCTACATCTTTTTAAATTTTTTATTTTGCCGTGCGGTTGATGTAGAACTGCGCAAAATCCGATTATGTTATTGTTATCATATAAGCCATAGCAAACCGAAGCACTCGGCAATTCGCTATTCAAATAATGATAACGCCTAAATTTTGTCCACTCGCCACGCTCGCATCGTCTAATTGAATATTCTTTTTGAGGGCGTGGCTTGTTCCAAAAAAACTTTGCATTTTGTCAGTGTCAAATACCCAATCGGGTTGCAACCATTCTAAAATATCATAATGACAAGAAATAGCAATAATTTTTTATTTGTTTTCTTTATTGCTTTGTTAATAGCAATACAAGCCGTTTTTGCAACATTTCTATCTACAACCGAAGTAAATTCATCAAACACTACAAAATCACGCTCTAAAATCGCTCTGGCTAAATCACAGCGCATTTTTTCGCCATTTGAAAGAACTTTATAAGGTTTAAGCCAAGACGGCACAGAACCAAAACCAACTGCATAAAACATTTTTGTTATTTTTTCAACGCTCATTTGTGGCATATCGTCAATAACACTATCAGCAGTATATTCAAAATCAGTTATATAATTTTCTCCAAACAATTCTTTTGCGATAGTCGTTTTTCCTGTTCCTGAACCACCCACAATAACACCAATGTTCCATTTTTCAGGAATTTCAATATCGCCTATAAAATGTTCGTTTGCGTGTTCATTTTTGATGTCATAATCTGCTTGTATTTTTGAAACTCTAAAACTGTTTTTTATATCGTTTTGTTTTACAATGTCGAAATGTGGCAATTATATCCCTCGTTTTGTAATTTTATGAATATTTGTTCTGCTTCTTCTTCGTTTTCACAATCAACTACAACCGAAATTGTTTCGTTATAACTGGCTTCTTTTCTTTCTTTCGGTTCTTCAATATCCAATTCAATATCAAAGTCCAAATCAAAGTCGCTAAAATCAAGTTCAGGCAATTCAAATTCAAGTTCTTCATCAATCCAAGAGCTTTCATTTAACTTGTTGTCAAGTATTCTGTACTCCCTGACTTGTTCTTCTGTTAAATCATCGGCATAAATGCACGGTGCTTCCATCAACCCTAATTCCTGCGCTCCGAGAACTCTGCCGTGTCCTGCTATGATAACATTATCCTTGTCAATTAAAACAGGATTTTGCCATCCGTATTTTTTAATGCTTGTTGCAAGATTTTTAATCTGCGTTTCGTTATGTTCTTTTGCATTATGTTCATACGGAATAAGTTCGTCAATGCTTTTCCATATTAGTTTTGTGTCTTTGTTCATACGTTTTACCTTTTGCTTTCTCTGTACGCTAATATATAAACTACCTTGTCATAATCAAAAACAGAAGTCAATCCGTCTGCCGTTGTTATTTTCCAATTTTCAGGTCGGCAATCGGGATAAGGTTTATAATTCGTTTCGTGTTTAATTACATTTTCTATATGTGCGATATTTTCTTCTTTTTCATCAAAATAAATGTCAACACTATACGGCTCTACATTTTTTTCTTTGATTTCTTTTTCTTTACACATACTATCAAGCCGTTCTTTGAGTTCACACACTTTTTGGCATTCTTCTTGATATAACTTTTTGTATCGTTTCATATCTTCACCTCGTTTATTATATCATATAATGTATTAAAATGCAATAGGCGGTAGAAATAACGCCCTATTTATCAAGGTCTACATCTTCCAATCCATCGACAATTCGCCTTGCCAACTCTTGCTTTATATAATCGTTTATTTCGCTATTTTCAAGATTTTTCTTGATTATAGGTAATATTTCTTGCAATACATCTAAAACGCCTAAACAAGCCGCCTGAACATTGTCTGCTATGCTATCTAAATCTACGCTTTGAATTTTTTCTTGTTTTTGTCGTTCATTCATTGTTTTTATTCCTCAATGCATTAATCACGGCTCTAAATCCAATCCTTACCGCTTCAATCAATTCTTTTGTCTCTCCATTATCAATATATTCATCAATAACATCATTTGCATTTTTAATTATTTCATCTATTCCATTTTTCATTTTCGTCCCTCACAAATTCGATTCTCGGCTTTTCTCCTATTTTGCTCACACTCTCAACTATATATCTTCTCTCATCTCTTTTACAAAATGGTGTCCAAATATAACCTTTTAAATAAATTCTATCATAATGATGTTTTTTTGAACTTGCGCCAACCCATTTTCCAAACTTTATAACAATCATTTTATACCTCCGTAATGCTCAATTCAGGATATTTATACTCAAACAATTTCTTTTTAAGTTTGTATACTTCCGTTTTAACGCCTTTTACATCTTCAATAATAACTTTTCCTTGCTGAATATCAAAATACTCAAAATCAGCCTTATATACGATTTTTCGGTATGTTTTGCCGTTTTTTTTGAATCCATCTTGCAATAAATATGTCGGCTGTAACTTTAAAT